CTAAACGGTTCCGCCGTGATCAGGGCTGAGTTGGTCGTAGCGGTTCGCTATCGCCTTCCAGGTTTCCACGCCCGCCTCATCGCCCGCGATGGCAAGCGCACTGATCCTCTCGGCAATGTGGCGCGGCGCATCGTCACCGTATTGGCGCTCGATCGCGAGCGCACAGGCCCATAGCTCCCACTCAGGCAGCGCCATCCCGCAATCAGCCCTTCAATCGAACCCCAGGACCGCCAGCTAGCAATTCGCCATCGGCGAGGAATACCACGCCGGCCGCGTCGAGAGCCGCACGGATGGCCGTCAAATTGTTCGGGATCGGCACGTACGCGCCCGCTTCATAATTCTTGATCGTCGACAGCCCCACGCTCGCCGCGCGCGCAAGCTCCGCCTGCGTCATCCCGATCAGAGCGCGAGCGGCCCTACATGTTCCTGGGTTCATGCAAACGGTAATATCAACCAATTTAGCCAACAGCAACCACATCGGTTGACATAGCCCAAAAGTGGCACGATAACCATTTTAGCTAACCAAACGGCTAGCGGCCGGATGGGGAAGGTGGAAGCTCCCCGCACCCGGCCTGATCGCAACCCTGCACAGAGGGACACGACTATGGACCGTATTAACACATCGCCATCCCGGCGCACCATCATCGGTGGCGTCGGGCTGGCCACAGTGGCGTGCGTAGCACTGCCAACCAAAGCAGTCTCGCCGACTGGGTCGCCGGACTATGCAATTGAAGCGGCCTGGGAACGCCGGCAAACGGCGTACGCAGCATTTAAAGTCGTAGACGACCTAGCGGAAGAGCAGCGCCTTTGGGCGGTGGTCGACACCGCCGAAGAGATCATCAGATCAACCAACGCTCGCACCCCCAAGGGAGTGCTGATCCAGCTCTGGTGTGCCCTCTATCACTCGACTGCGGCGTTGTCACAGGAACAGGACGACGCAGTCACGCGCGGAGATCTCGACGCTGTCGATGCCGAAGACCGGATGTTGGACTGGAACGCGCGGCTGATGATCGCGGCTATGCGCTCCCTCAAAGCGATGGAGGCATGAGGTGTACGCCCTCCGTAACAACTCCGCTGCGCGCGCCGTCGTGCCCTCCTCGCCATATAAACCGAGCCTCGCAGAGCATGAGCGCCGGTACAGTTCGCCAACCCATCTTCCGCTAATTGAACGGCATCTGCGGGAGACTGGTATCCGCCCAACCCGGCTTGGGCGGATCATCGCGAACGACCCGAACTTTGTCGCAAATTTGCGCCAAGGCCGAGTGCTTGGCGAGCGAGTGGCGGAGAAAGTTGACGCCTATTTTCGCGGATACATTCGCGGTTTGGTGGCCCAGATAAAGTGGGGAGATGAGTGATGGGCGCCATCATTCCCCTTGATCGGCTTGAGCCGATGTTTCGCGCGATTCCTAGTCTACCACGTCCGGTGCTGGCCCGGCTCACCGAGAAGATGATTGAGCGGCTGGATCAACTGGATGGCGATCCAGATGCCGAGCTGAACGGTGACGAGGAAGATAGCAACAACGCAGAAGATGACTTCTTCGTCCACGAGCCCACGTCCCCGTATGGCGATGCTGGTTGCCCGATTAGCGATCCGCCCGAAGATGGCGATGCTGATCGGTGTCAAGCTGGCGACGACGGCGTATTCTCTGGGCCGGGCATTGGCTATCCGGTGCGTGAGGGTGTGTGGGGACCGGGCGATCCCGAGGATGGCGAACCTTAAAGCATCGACCGCCGATCAAACGCGAATTCGGGCGCCCGGCATCGGCGGGGCGCCCATTTTCTGTCCTCCCGCAAGCCGTTGACGATACGCTGTTAAGTTGGAAGCTTCGTCGACATCCTTTACTAAAACGCAATGGCAAAGCTGACGATCAATCGCACCCACCCTAAGGACCCGATCTACATCCAACTTTTTGTGATGAACAATTTCAAGAGCAAGGGGGCCACCGTTGCCGGCCTGTTCGATACCGGAAACGACCACACGATGATCAGCAAAGCCCTTGCCGACACGTTGGCTTTGTCCACGAGCGGGAGCTCGCTCCAGGTCTTCGGTCCGACCGGAGCGTCCATCGCTGCCCGAACGTTAGTTGACATCGGTATAGAGTTCGACGGCGGAGAAAAGCGGACGATCACCAATCACGAGGTCGGGGTCGTAGAAGGCCTGAGCAATCACGCCCTTATCGGTCGCGACTTCCTTGAACGATTCGATATTTCGATAACAACGGACGGTGTGTTCGTGATGACCCGTGCGTAGCGGCACGTCGGTCATCTTCGCTCTGCCTAGTCCACTACCTCCCAATCGAGACGTTCTGTCATAGGTCGACCGCAAATCCGGCAGACACTGTGACGGTCACCGAACTTGTCCATCCTTGTACGAGCTCTCGACCGATGGTGGCCGATTATATGGCAAAGCCAGCCGAAGATACGCACGAGACACTCCGAAAAATTGCGCGATACCGCCGCGCAAGCGGAAAACGATACGAACCGCGTCCCGTTCAATATTGAGAGCGTACCAAAATCGTTTTTCCAGCGCCGCTCGCTGCGGATCGGCAGACTCCCGCCGTGCTTGATCGCGCTATCCTTTGGAAAATGGTCCAGAATGACCCGACCGCCTTGCCGGTCCGCGCTCACTCAATAGGATGGCCGCATTCAGAAACTGCTGGTGCCCACCCGCACCGCCCCGGTCGCCTCCCTCCCGCGACCGGGGCGTTTTTTATGCGTTATAGTGCTCGACCCACTGCGAAGGACCAGGCGATATGACCGACCAGGAAACCGAGGATTACACGGAGAAGGTGCGCGTGGCGCTCGGCCAGGCACTGTTCGGCTTATCGGCAGATGGCAGGACCCTACCCCTAGACGATGAGATTTTCGTTCCGACGCTCATTGGCGTCATGCGCGGGCTCGCATCACTTGCCGCGGCGCGCATGGTTGGCGGAGGGCCGGTTGAGCTCGACGGCTTGGGTGCCGCGTTGGGGCGGGAGTTCGCTGAGACGGCGCGGCAGTTAGAGGCGGTGTTTCGTCAGGTTCAGGAGCAAGAGGGGAAGGCGGCAAATTGAATGCGGGGCTAACCTCTGTGACGGGGAAGGTCGATAGGCGGTAGTGGATTTAAAGGGTCTTAGTCGCCGACAGCCGAACTTAGCTGCTCGATCAGCAGCCGTTCGATGAAATCGTTCATTGCGCTGAGGTCAGGCTCCCCGGTCGCATTGTAGCCTGCGTCAGCTACCCGCAGCGCACTCTGATATTCGTCATCATTCATTTTGATAAGTTCGAGGACCGTTGGCGCACCAGGAAGAACGAACCCCATTCTCAAACATATACAGGTGTAACAAAAGGCCCGCGCAGTGCGTCCGTTACCGTTTTTGAAGGGGTGCACCCAATTTATCAGCCAGAGCGTAAACGCTCCCATTTCGACGGGTATTGAGTTCATCCATCGTTCGCTAATTTGGCCAAATAGCCGATCCATGTGCCCTTCCACCTCTTCGGCAGAAGGCGGCACGTACACGACTGTTCCATCTTCTTTGGCGAGGTGCACGGGGCCATCTCGATAAATCCCCGGCTTGGCCAACAATAGAAACGTGGCCGTGCGGTGCAACTCTCGCAGAGCGTTCTGGTTGGGATGATGCTGGGCGCTCTGTTCGCTGTCGTTAGCGTAGTGATGCAAGAAGAACCTAACGAGGGCTTCAATCAAATTGATCTGGCTCGATTGGTTTAGCACCTCGATTTCGTGCGCCACATCGCCCGAAATCAAATCCCAGTTCGTGTCGAACATGGACGCCCCATAAAAAAAGGCCCGGACTATCCGGGCCTCTTAATTCTGAGCAGTATCGGTGTGCTGTCAAGCAATGCCCTCAAGCTCGCCGAGAAGCGTCTCAACCTTCTCCTTGGTGAGCGTTGAATTATGGCCGCGAAGACCCATCACAAGGCTCACTCGCTGAGCGCGGCGCTCAGCCGGGGTCATCTTGTGGAGTTTGGCGCGAGCGACCAAGTCGTTCAGGCGCGCGGACTGAGCCATTTTGGTTCCTTTCCCCTGCCGAAAATTGCTATCGCAGTTAGATAAACGCGCATCGGAAAAAAAGGTTTAACGAACGCTGAATATTTTAAACCGCGAATCAACGGCCAAAAATTCTAACACGTGCGGGCGCTGCCGTGAATCCCACTAAGCTAATTATCTGCGCTTTCCGCCAAAACCACGTTTGAACACGCGCTTCTGCCGTGCGCGGGATCTTCAACTCCGCAGCCGGCTCAAAGCCCGCTTCCACTGCCGCTCACTCGGCATCGGCAAAATCACCGTCGGCTCGCGATCCTTCGACCAGGACACGAACGCACCGGCACCGCAACGCTTGCAACGCAGCCGTCGCGCAACGCTCTGCATCCCGACGTCCCAACCGCGACGCTCGAAGAGCGCCCACAAAGCATGCGGATCGAATACTCCCCAAGCCGCGCACCGTCGGCACGTCGCCACGACCGCGAAATGCCAGGCCGCGGCTTCCAGCAGATTGGTTGGCAACGGACTCCCATCATGCCCGTAGCGTGCCACATCAGCCCTCGCGGGGCTCGCAGCCAGTCGGCCAAGGCTCGTCGACGCCGAACACGCCCGGGCGTTGCAGGCCAGGGAGATAGTCCGGCCGCACGACGATCGTGCGATTGAGCACATCCATCACGGAATTCACCACTTCCTCGAGCATCGACGGGCCGCTGATGCCTAACTCGCGCTTCTTGTACGGCTTGAGCACCTGGAGCTTGATCGCGATGCGCATTCGAAGCTCGTCGTGGGAAATGACCTGCATCAGGCCGCCTCGAACAACGGAAGCTGCTCGCCCTTAGCTGCGGTGAGGGCACGTGCCCGTTGCGCCGCTTCGACCGCCTGGCGATAGTGGATCGTGCCCAGGCGTTCCGCTTCCTCGAATCGCACCGGCGCCCAATCCTCCGTTGGATAGCAGGCATCATATGTCTCGCGCGCAATCGCACGCAGCAGCGGATCATGCTGCACGGCCGTTCTCCTTCAATGTCGAATCGCCGACTCAGCGGCGGAGAGGAAGGCTAGAACAAAAACGGAACACGCGGCAACCGATTCGTGCTAGACCTCGATCAAGCCGAGTCGTGAAAGGAGTGATGACGCGTGGCCCGATTGTTTGTTGCCCAGGTCGGATCGCAGGAGATCGCCGACCAATTCGGCGTCGAGGACGCCCCCATCATTTCCATGCCAAGCGAGATGACCGAGGGATTAGAAGGTCCGATCGTCATCGAGAATGGCGGGCGACGATTGCTCAAGGTGGCGCACTGGGGTTTTCCGCGACGCACACTGAAAGCGGCTATCCGCGGCGAAGAGCCGGGTATCATCGGGCTCGTGGCAGACCTGACGAACCCCATGTGGGATACGCTAGTGGTCGACCCCCGCTATCGATGCCTGATCCCGCTCACCCACTTCGCGAACCCTGCCGGCGATCAAGGATCGAAAACGAGGTCGTGGTTTTCCGTGAAGGGCGAACCGTTGGTTGCGTGGGCCGGCTTCTGCCGGAACTTGCCGGATGTCGGTCCCGTGTTCGCCGGCATGACGATGACCGCCAGCGATGCCGTGATGCCCTACAACGACAGGATGCCCGTGCTGCTCGGGCAAGGTGAGTATGCGCGCTGGCTGCACGGCTCGATCAGCGATGTGATTGAATTTCAGTTTCGGGCGCCGATGGCTGCGGAGCGCATCGAGGTGACGCATACCGACGATCGGTGGCGGAGTGGGGACGTGCCGGAGTTTGCGGCTGCCGGGCAGATTGCGCTACTATAGCGTAGCGTCCGCTATTGGGTGGAAGGCGGACTCTCGCCGATCTATCGTCCAGCGAGGAAGAGGATGCGGCAGTGGACTTTCAGAACCGCGACTTCATCGAGCTGGTGAAGCGAACACGCGAGGAGTTCGACGTCTCCATTGAGGAGGCTCACAACATCATCTTCGCCGACGAGGAAATGCGCCGCCTTGTCGCGTGGCGCGTGAACCATGACGGGGAGTGCCGGAAGCAGGCGCTGTGGGACTTGCGCCACAAGGGCGACCGCTCACGCTTCATCCGTGATGGCGAAGGAATCCGATTTCGCAGCAGCGACGGGCAGCGGTAGCGTCCGCATTTGGGTCGGACGCAGCCATGGCATCGTCGGCCCGTCGTGGTAGGATAGTGGCATGTGCAATCTCTACACAATGCGCAAAAGCATGGCCGAGGTCGCCGCGCATTTCGGCGTAAAGGTGCCATCGTTCTCGAACGCGCCTGAGGAAGCCTACCCCGGTACGCCCGGCACCGTTGTCCGCGAGGAAGCCGGCGAGCGCGTCATGCAGTCGATGACCTGGGGCTTCCCGCTGCGTCTCAAAGGAATGTCGCCGACCGCCAAGCCAAAGCCGGTTAATAACATCGCTGACATCCAGAAGTCATTCTGGCGGGGATTGGCGGCCAAACCGCAATGGCGCTGCCTAATCCCCCTGACGGCATTCGCCGAAGCCGAGGGGCCGAAGGGCGCCAAGACCCGAACTTGGTTCAACGTGAGGGATCAGCCGATCTTCGCAGCGGCCGGCCTCTGGCGCGTCAGTGACGAATGGGGACCGGTGTATTCGATGGTCATGACCGACTGCAATGAGGCGATCCGGCCGGTACACGACCGGATGCCGGTCCTGCTCATGCCCGACGATTACGACGCTTGGATACACGGTGACTTCGATACGGCGGTCTCGTTTCAGCAGCGCTGCTTCCCCGACAAGCTCATAAAGATGACGCGGACCGATGAACTTTGGGTAAGGCCTCGCAGCGTAATGAAAGGTGTTCTGCCCTTACACTAACATTCAGGACAGCGCGGGCGCCCTCGGCTGGCCGCAATAACTATCCGGCAGCGGCATCTTGAGATCGCGCGCCCAGCCGCAGACCCTTGCCACCTTGTCACGATGCAAGCGACCCCAATCGACCATAGCGTTCCACCACTGGCGCTCTGCCTGCTCGGCCGGGCACGGGTCGGAACGAAGGTTGGTCGGGCAAGCATCAAGCGCGGCCACCGGATAGGCTGGCTCGTCGTCGACCTTGAGGTCAGCGGCAGGCGGGAATTGCAGAGACGTCACGACCCTGCTGGCGCAGGATGGCGCAGCCAGTGCGACGGCGAGCATCATCGCCACCCGAAGCGTTCTTGAGCGCATCGTTCAACTCCTGTTTCTGTTGGTCCTGCCGCTTCGCATCGTCGACGCGGGCGGCGGCGGCATTGTCGTTCGCGACCCCGACCTTTTGGATCGTGTCGATCGTGCGGGCCTGCTCCTTCACGACCTCGCCCGACTTCCCGTCGTGGCGCCCGGCGAAATAGATCGTGGCGACAATCGCGAGTGCGATCAGCGCCAGGCCGCCGAAGAAGATCACTTTGGCGAGCGTCGGCCCGAATCGGACATTCAGGAATTGCGGGATCATTTCTTGCCTCCGTCCTCGTCCGCGATCGGCGGGCTGTTCTCGGCTTGCTTCTGGACGAGGTCGGCGTTCCGGTCCGCCAGCTCGCCGCCGCTCTTGGTCGCGGCGTATGCCCACGACAGCGGGCCGCCGTTCCACCCGGTCAGGATGATCGCGGTCGCAATGACCTTGAAGAAGTCGTTGTTGAGCAGCGTCCGATCCTGCCAGATGAGGACCACGACCAGCACCACCAGCGCATAGCTGCCTATGCCGATCCACCCGCGCGCGTCGGGCCAGCCGGGGCCGGTCATTTGAAATATCCCCAATCGATCGGCGTGCCAGGCCCCCCGGGCTGGTAACCCATCATGCCGCGGGCGCGGCTCGGCTGGCCGGGCTTAGCGCCGCGCGGGTCGAAGCTGACGTGCACGACGCGGCCGGGCGCTCGCTCCAGAATGAGCTGGTCGATATGGATCAGACCCTTTTTCATGAAACCGGCGATCCGGGTGGCCGTGGTGCGCGGCGTCTCGCCCGGCCTGTCGAAGTCGACGGCGAAAAACTCGGGGTGCGCCGACGTCGGCGTACCACCCACCAGCACATTGACCTGCGGATTCCGGTAGGCGACGTGAACGTTGATCGCCGTGTCGCCGAGCAGATGGCGCAGCAGTTCCATGCCGGGCACCGTCCAGTTCTTCGCGTTGGCGAGGTGTTCCGGCGTCGGAGAGTTTGGGATGCGGTGCGCGATAGCGGTGTCGGAATGCGTCAGTTCTTCGAGCGTGAAATGTGCGGATAGCTGAGTCACGACGTTTTCCCCAATTGCTCATCGCGATCGGCGACAAAGGCTTCGTACGTCGGCACAGGGGTGAACATGCCCAGCGGCCGGCGTCCGAGGAGCATGTCCTCAAGCTCACGTTGGCGCGCCTCCAGCCCGGCAATCTTGAAATCGCAGCGGTATTGATCCTCGCGTGCGTCGCCTTCGACCTTATCGAGACGAGCTTTCACGGCGCGATAAGCAGTCTGGATCGCGAAGCCGTAGCCCGCAATGCAGCCTGCGCCGAACGCCAGGCCAAGCGTGCCGCCGAGCGGCCCCATCAATTGAGCGGTCATGCTCGTTTCGATCAGCATCACCCCGGACCGCCATTCAATTCGTCGCGGCGCGCCTCGGCCGCAGCCAGAGCGGCATTGCGCGCGGACGCGTCGTCAATCGGGCCAGCCGTATAGTTGCTGTCGAGTTCCGGATTTCCAGTCTGCCCCGCCCGCTCCACGACGTAGCCCGCGATCCTGCCGCTACCGTCTTCGGCCTCATAGGCCCGCACCCAATATGGATTGTCCATTACGCCCTCCGTCACAGATTGGCCGGGGGCGCGCGGAGAATGCCGACCACCCTCTGACGAGTTGACGACGCCAGGGCGTTCGCCGGAAGCGTGAACGTCTTGGCCGTCAGGTCGAGTGCGGAGATAAGGTTCTGCGTGCTGCCGATCTGCGTATCGATGTTCGGGTTGACGAAGATGCGATCTCCATTGGCCACTTCCGTCGCACCGATCGACCCGCCGCTGCCGCGTTGGAACGCCGTCACGCCGGTGCTTCCGCTGGCATAGGTCGCATAAGAGGGCAGCGACGGCGTCGAGAACCCGGAATAATAGGCGCTGAACTGATCTGTCGCGCCAATTACGGTTCCGTCGTAGGTCTGATAGGTGCCGCCAACCAAGCGATAGTTGGTCAGTGCGCGCGCCTTAAACGCCCCGGTTGTATTGTCGTAGGAGTAGATCGCGAAAGCCATGCCGCTGTTGGTGTGACGGATGATCGATCCCGCGCAGCCGCCGTTCATCGCGAAGGCCGCGGCATTGCCGGCGCCGATATTCCCTTCCAACCTTAGCCGGATAGGATCGGCGGCGTTATCGCCGGCCAGGACGGAGCTATCAGAGGTGAGCGTCAGGCCCGTGGGCGCGATCGTTGACGGAGTCGGAAGTCCGGTCACGACCTCAAAAGGTGCCGTACCTGATGGCTGTACTGCGCGGACCCAGATCGGCAACCCGAGATCGCGCGTGCCGACCGCGTTCGACGTGTGATCGATAAGCTGCTGAGCGAAGAACGCGCCCGTGCTGAGGTTGCGCAGCCCGACGTAGAGACGATGGCCCGCGCGGCGACCGTTCAGTGCCGGGACTGTGATGCCCAGAGTGGCATTTGCGACATGCGCCATGAACAGCGGGATCGTCGCGGGGCCGACAGTGTCTAGGCGATACGATCGGATCGTCACGCCATCGAGACGCAGGTTCGTCGCGCGGAAATCCATCGTATATGGAAAGTCGGTGATCGCACCGCTCGACAGGCGCAAGCCCGCCGACGTGCCATTGGCCGAGGTTGGGTGGCCCCAGACGAACGGCGGCACACCGCGACCGACCGAGTCTTGCAGCGCCAGCGAGAACGTACCCGAGGCGATCGTCATCTCGCCCTCACTTGCCGACGCGCCGTTGCACGTCCCAAGCTGCCATCCACCCTCGATATAGGCCTGTTGAAAAATGGTCGACGTGACGATCGAGACGGAGTGAATTTCCATCAGCCGCATCAGGCCCGAGAAGCTGATGCTTTCGAGCGTGCCACCGAGGCGGCCGTTCTGACGTCCGTGACGACTTGTAGCGATGGCGCACCAGCACGTTCCGCCCGAGATGTTTCCTACTTGCTGATTGCGGCCCTGCGAATTTCCATAAGAGAAAACGTACACGCAATAATCAACCGACGAGCTGCGCACGTTGACGAAATCGCCGTTTCCGTCAGTGTTGCCGGGGTGGACAATCATCGCTGCGCCGAAGCCGCGGAACTGACAATCAATGGTTATGCCCGACGATAAGCCCTTGGTGCCCCGACCAGCCGCAAGCCCCGTCCAAGCGGGCCAAGTCGGCGTCACATAGGTTGTATAAGCGATGCCGGTTTCGGGATCGGTGCCGCTGATCGCGCCGTTATTGTCATTGAACCCGTCAATCGTGATCGCGGCATAGGTCGAGTAGCGATTGAGCGCCCTCGCGTCGGCGGTCAGCGGAAGCCACTGCCGCATAACCGTATCATCGAACGACGGCGTGATGGAATGACTGCAAGCGTGGCCGTCGCTGATAAACTTGTAGAAGCTACCGACGAAGGTGACGCCTTCGATGTTCCCGTAGCGCTGGCCTGCGAAATTGAACGCCGGCTGATCGCTGAAATTGTTGACGAACGCCGTCCCAGCAAGAGTTGCTCCGCCGTAGCGATACCCCGCCCCTCGAATATTCGTGGAGACGAACGCATTCCCGTAACCGCCGTGCAACGTAGCGGTGTGAAGGAAAGCGCCGGCCCCGATCCTCCCGGCGCACCGCGCGACATAGGTGCAGTAATCGAGCCACGCCTGTAGCGCTGTGGTGTTGTCGGTGCCCGACCACAGCCCCGTCGTTGAGTTGTACGTAGCGTCACCCACCGCCCCGAACATCTCCGCGAACGGCTCGGGCTCCGCGATCACGGCGCGCTTGCCATCGATAAGCTGGAACCACCAGATGTTCTGTCCGGTGAGGCTTACGCTGTTGGCTGCGGAAAGTGCGTTGTAGGCAGTCGCGTCAGTAACGGGGTCGAGCAGCTTGTATTGCGCTTGCCCAAGGCCCTTCTGGGCGTTGCCAGAGGTCGCGATGAGGGTTGTTCCGACAGGCGATGACATAGAGATCAGGTCGCTCGCCAGCCCAACAGCCATGACGTTGCCGCCGGTGTCCCCTTTGTCGCCCTTGAAGCCGCTCGATTTGAAATAGGCGACGGGGTCTTGGTCGACGGGCGCGACCAGCGCACGATCAAGCCTGCCTATGATCGCGAGATCGCGAACCACCGATCGGTCGTTTGCCTCGTTAACTGGCGCGGCGCGCCACTTGTCGCCGTCCGCAAACTGGATTTTTTGTTCAAACGACGGGTCGCTCAAAATGTAGAGCATTGAACCCGTGGCCGGCGCGGTCGTGAATGTTACGTCCCCGCCATCGTCCGACAGCGCGACCGCATAGGCATTCGGACTGACGGTCGTGTCGACGCCGCCAGAACTCCGCAGAAGCACCATCAACTCATTCGTTGCTAGTGCCTTGAACGTGAACGGAAACACCGTGGTGGACCCGTTGGTCGTGTACGGGCCAGAGTAGGTGTCTGTACTATCGACCGCCATGCCGCCGCCTCAGGGTGAAAGTCTCCCGTGCCGATATCGGTCAAGCGCGATGGCTTGAATCGAACCGCCAGCGCTCTACCCTTCGGGTCTTCGAAGGAGGGCGGGATGTCGGGAGTTGTTCTTGCACTGGGCGTGGCGTTCAATCTGACGTGCTCCGGTACGATGTATTCCGACACCCCACCGACAACCGAAGTCTTTGTGTTACGTATTGACCTCCAGCAAATGCGCGCGTGCTATGACAAATGTGAGCGGACTTTTGGCGTGACCGGGGCCACAAAAGACGAAATCGTTCTCCAGAACGGGGAGCGTGACCCGATCAGTGGGGCGCAAATATGGATGAAGATAAACCGCGTGGACGGCAGTTTCGCGTCGAAAACCACCTTACCAATATCCGGGCCAAGCAGGACGATCACGATAACGGCTTTTGGCAAGTGTAGCCCCGGGCGCTTCACTGGCTTTCCCGCCGCCAAATTCTAGCGCGCTTGCGGCAGAGTCTCGCTAGTGGCATGCATGCGGCCATGCGAGCGATCATCCTGCTCTTGATGTTGGCGGCCTGCTCGCAGACTGAGCCGAAGAAGGCTACGGACGACTATTCCGCCCAGATCAATCAGGCGGCTGCAAAGCGCGACGCCCAGGCAAAAATCAAAGCAGATTTGCAGTCCTCCCTCGCCGACGCGAAGGCGCACAAGCCGCAAGGCCAGGCCAACGAGGCGGGCGATTTGAACCGGCGCGTAACTGACCTTGAGCGCGCTCGGATCGGCGACGATCTACATCGCCGCGCTACTTTTTCTGAGCCTTCCCGCTAGTCAGCCCTCGATACCAGTCGCCGGCTGTCTCGGGTGATTGCGAGCCGCTTCCCACATCGACAAGAAACTGCGTCGCGGTCGAAACCTGTCCAGGAACCAAGCCTGTCACGTAGCCCACGGTGTCCAGTACGTCCTTGGTGGCGTGCTTCGTGCTCTTCCCCTGCGATATGCTGCCCGCGTCGCCGGCCACGTTCACGATCGTCTCGCCAGCGCGTTGGACCGGCGAAAGTTGGTAGCCGAACGAGCGACCTTTCGTGGCTTGGTCCCAAGCCGGCTGGATCAGATCGCGCACACCGGGGATGGGGCCGAGCGCGTTGAACAGCATTTGCTTGAATGACCACATGCCCCAATCTTCATCATCACCGGGGCCATGACCGGAGATCAGCTGAGACAACACCGGTGGCACGATGAGCAGCCACCAGGCCCGCGCCATCAGGCCAGGAAGGTCCGACACGCGCCCTTCGTGTATCGAGGTCGCCGCGTCCCGACCAAGCGTCCGCTGGCGCTGATAGACCGCTGAGAAGTAGCTATAGAACATCGTGGCGAGTTTCAGGGCCTCACCCCACCGCCCGGTACCGCGCTGGATCGCTGCTAGGTCTTTCGCCGCGCCAGCGCCTTGCGACTGGCGGACAGCCTTATCGGCCTCATAGACCGCAGACGCTTCGACTGCCCCACCGGCGATGGCCTTGTTGTATGCCGCGATCCAAGTTGGAACGACGACGATACGATCAGCCCAGCCGATCCCGTGGTACATGAACTTCATCGCGTCGCGGGGCGCGCTGAATGTCTTCTTGAGGGGCGTCGCATCAAGCCGCCGCATCAGCGATCCAATATCGCGATCAAGCGTGTCCATGCGGTGACGAATTTCGCCCGACCGCTCCATCACGAAGTTCATCGCCTCGACCGGGTGTGCCGTCGAATGCGCAATCGCTTGCGACAGCCATGCGCCGCCGATCACTTCCTGCGAATTGGAATATCCCGCAATCTGCGTCAGGACCGTCGACATTCGAAACCCCATGCCGACCGCCGTGGTGTTGGCGCGCAGCCGCCCCATGAACTTGCCGATGCCCTCGTTGCCGGCGCGCTCGGCCGCCCATTGATTGGCGACATGCTTGAGCCAGGGTTGGAACTGCCCACGGATGGCCGGGCCGAGTGTTTCGTTCACGGCGCGCTTCACGTCCGTGCTGCTCAGGAATTTGTGCGCGTTGATGATCGCTTCGCGGTGCGTGATGTCGTGAATGACTTCGCCCAGGTGACGGTTGATGACGCCCAGGTCGAGCAGGATAGGCCGGCGAACCTTCTCCAGGCGATCCTTGGTGGACGACGCGCGGGTGGTGGCGCGGGTATACGTCGTGGACAGGAGGTCGCTGGCTTTCTGCGCATGGCTCTCCGCTTTGAAATCGCGGGTAGTGTCATAGACGGCGGGATAGTAACCGCCGCGCATCGTGCCAGCGCTCGTTTCCAAAGGTGCCGCATCGACCTTTTCAGGCTCTACGCCATTTACGCGCCGTTCGAGCGCCGCGATCTCAGGCCAGAGCGTGCCGACTATATCCCAGACTTTTTGGACGAAATGCCAATCGTCGGTCGTCAGCTCCCGATTGAGCACCGCCATGATCGCGTCGCGGTTCCAGCCATACCCTTCCGAAAGCCGCTGGATATTGCCCTCGTTGCCCATGTTGAGCGCCATCGCCACCAAGCGCTGCCGGGTCAGCGTGAGTAGCTGGCCTGTCTCTCGGTCCATCAGTTCGGGCACGCGGACACGGTCGGCCCAGCGGCCGACGTCAGGGACCGCCTCCATCGCTTCACGGACCTGTCGGAAATATTCCGCAGTCATATCCTGAGAGCGCGATTGCGCTTCGGAGATTGGCCGGAAAACGATGCGATTGAACGCACCGTTCGAGTTGCCGCCGTCGAGCCAATCGACGATCGTTTCCATCTTTAGCAGGCCCGCATCGAATGCCTCGATTCCCGCTTTCATCCGGTCCGACCAAGAGGGATCGAACTGGATTGGCGCGCGCGTCCGGAGATTGCCGATGCCCTCCACGGCCTCCCGCACGACCGCCTCAAACTCGCGCTGTTGCTGCCCGTCGATCAGCGATTGCTTGAAGCGACCCAGGTGCGCGATTTGATGGACAGCCTCATCGAGCCCCATGAGCTTTGCGACCGACAGCCGCGACCAATGTGTAGAGCCCAGCGAGTCGGCGAAGGATGCAGGAACAACGACGTCGTGGCCCTCTGCTTCGCGCTCTGCCGCCCACGCTTCGAACGAAAGCTGCCGCTCGATTGAACGCTGGCTACGCGGGCGAAATTCCACGCGTTCCAACAGATCGTGGATTTGCTCAAGGTAGTCTTGGTCCATGCTCGCGATCGTGCGGCGCTTCGCATAGTTCGCCAGCCGGTCGCGGGCCTTCGTGACGTCCTCGCGTACGCGGTTCGCTTCCGACACCAGCGCATTGTTGAGCATCTGGGCATGCTTCTGGCGGAACGCCTCATCAAGATCGCCCTTAATCATCGCCGCTTCCGCAGCCTTGCCGGCCTTAGCAGCAGCACGCGAATAGCGTTGGATTGCGGCGCCGCTGGTCGCCTCTTGGACTGTGCTCTCAGCGACCTTGCCGCGAGCCCAATCCTTGGCGAGACTATAGGGCGTCGGGGTGCGATTGGAGCGCCGGCCGAGCAGCCGCAGTTCCGTAGCCATCTTCTCGCCCTGGAGATCATTTTGGACGGCGGCCAAGGCCTCTTCCTCGATCGACCCATCGTTTAGTGGATCGCCAAACCGTTCATGCATCGCCTGTGCGGTTTCTTCGTCGATCAGGGCTTGGCGCACGGAACGCTTGTCCTCGTTGCCCATCAGCTCGCGCTTCCGGTCTTCGAGCGAAATCAACGTGCGAACCATTTCGTCGCCGGTGTCGAAACCGACCATCGCCGCGACGTCGTCCGGGTGAACGCCGTTTTCCTTGTAGAGCGGCGGTACACCCTTCGGGAGTTGCGCCAGCACGCCCTCCCCGTAGTGGTCGACCAGCCATTGCTTATCGAGGCTGACGCGCTCGGCCGGTATGTCCGGGTTGTCGAGCATCTTGCCCGTGCGAAGGTAGTGCAGGGCTTTGAACTCGGGGCGGCGATTGACCTGGGTCGTGACCTCTCCCCGAATGTTCGCTTCGTCCCTCTTCCATGCCTGCGTCCGCTCTGCCCGGATCGTCGACATGGTCTTGTAGAGGAGTTGGTCGTGCGCCTCGTTTCGAGCGTCTGTGGCCAGCGACTTATAGGCCGCGAACTCCTGTTCGCTCATTCCGACCTTGGCCGCTTCGTCGAATAGGTCGGCAACGTGCTGGCGCTCGGATGCCTGCTTTATCTCTTCGTCGGTCGCGAACAGCCTGCCCATCACATCGCGAATTTCCGGAGTGATCGGCGAACGCAGGTTGTCGACCAACTGATAGATATGGAGCAGCCAGGACCGGAAGGCGTCGAACACGCGGCGCAGAGCCGGCGAAGGAGCCTTGCCTTCCATCAGGAACCGCTCGACGCCGCGCGCCCACAGCTCGTGCGCCTCAACCGGGATTTGCCCATTGACGACCGGGTGGCCGTTAGCGGCGAACCATTGTTCGACCGCATTCCAGTCAGCCTGAATTTGCGGGGTCGCATCGTCCGACAGCGCGTCCGCCATCAGTTCTTCGGCCCAGTGATGGTTCATTTCATGAATGAACGTGGAAGCGTTGCGTGTCTGGAACAGGTCGATGATCGACTGGCCATTGCGGAACGTAATTTGCCCGCGCGGCCCGGCACCGCCCGGCTGCTCGAGCGATCGGCGGTCATCAGTATTTTGGACAGCCTGCCTAAGCCCGCCCTGCTGCTCTTGCTGGAACTGGCGCAGCACACTTCGGATTTCCGTGTCGGTTGCGCGCGCTGGATCTACGCCACGTTGGTCCAGAATTTGTTCAAGCTCGCGGGCCGCCTCCCGAGCGTCAACGCCCTCCGGCGCATTCTCAGTGTGCACCGCATAGGTTGGCTTGCCGCGCAGCTCGTTGTCGATACGGTCGAAGAGGTCGTTGACCGTTGGCCGCTCGCCCGCCGGGAAATAGCCAGCCTGTTGCGCTCGCACGGCAAGTTCGTCGGGCGTGTTCGCGTTCTCTTGCTCGCGTCTGGCAAGCATAGACGCCTGATTGCCGCCTCGGTGGGGTCGGATCAGCTTTCGCTTTCCGGGCTTTCCCTTGTGCCAGGTGTCGGCGCCCATCGCCTTGAGGTCGCCGCCTTTGTCTTCGATCCCGCCGTGCTTCGAGATCCATTCCAGCAACGTGTCGCCAAACAACTTGCGATCAGAGACGACGCCGAGCCCACGACGCATGGTATTGATGACGCCTTGTAGATGAACGTCGCCGGCATCCTTGGCGACGATCGGCGCGAGGTTTGCGGGCAGCACAGCATTCACGTGGATATTGCCGGTTTCATCCCCGGTCAGCGCTTGGCCTGTCCGTTCCGCGCGCGTTGCATAACGCTGTGCCACCAGCTCGGCATTGAGGTGCGCCGCTTCCTGGGTGTAGCCGGCATTCGTCAGCTTATCGCGGATATCCTGATAGACGCGCTGGCGCGGTTCGTCGGCTTCACGGGCCGCGCGCATCTGTTCCGCAACCTCCCCGCCAATGCGCTCCATCGCGTCTTCGTATTGCGCGCGATGGCTCTCCAATTCGCTCAGCGACGCGCCGCCAGGGGAAACGCGCGCGTCCTTCTTGATTGCCTCCCAAACAGGCGTTCCCGATAGGTATGCGGCGGCGTCCGCAGTAGGGATGACAACATCTCCCCCAGTCGCCAGCCCTTCGTCGATTTGGTTCGCGTATCCGTGCCAGAAATCGTCGTCGCGATAATCCACGTGATGATCCTGGAAATACGTGGCGAGCGCCTCAGCGGGCACAAACAGATGTTCAGCGCTGGTTCCATCGGTGAACCTCGACACGAAATCGCGGAACGCTTCCGGGTCGCGTGCACGGGTCTTGCTTTCCGCAGCGGCATCCATCGCGCGGTTTATCGCATTGGCAGTGTCCACGTCTGGGATGTTAGCTGGCTGGGCATCCGTTCCCAGACGTCGCGCTGCGCTGTGCACGCCCGCGAAAAAGCCGCCCGCCATAAGGGTGGCGACAGCAGTCTGGGCAAGCTGATCGGGTTGCTCATCCCAAAACTGCCCCCAGGTCTTCTTCGGATTCGCTATCGCGGTGTCGACGGCGTTTTGCCCCAAGGTCGCGGCAAGTTCGCCCGGTAGCTCGCGCCCGAGATACCCGGTGATGAACTTGCCAGCGCCAACCTTGCCGAGCTTATCGACGAGGAACCCCATCGGCAGCTTTTCGGTGATCGCCTCGATTGCGCCTTCCGCGACGCCACCAGCCAAGGCCTCGCCCGGCGTGCCACCGCGAGATCGGTACTTCGCGTAGGCTGGAATTCCCTGTTGTGCCGCGGCGACGCCCAATCCCGCTTCGGGGCCAGCTACCAAGCCCACCGCAACGCTCGGAACCATCTGGGCTAGCGAGGACGCACCGCCATAGATGTAACGTCCGAAGTTGGATTGGAATTGCGGCGTGGCATTGTCGATGTTGAGCTGTGCGACCTGATAATTCCGTATCGCGTTCGGGACGGTGTAATCGCCGAGCTGCGGCGCTCCGGGCTTGGAATCTGGAATTCCAATGTACGGTGACAGCCAGTCGTGCGTCATCAGCAGCAGGCCAGATCGTGCCTGGACCGCGCTCTGGGTAAGGCTGGTCCAAACGCCCGCGAGCGAGTTGACCAACGTAGGCGTCGGCGCCGGAAGCGCACGCCAAACGCCGTCATTCTTCGTCATCTTGTCGAGATCGTCATTGGCGACAGCCGCATTGCGCGGATTGCTCATCCAAGCCGCCAATTGCGGCTTGTCGGTGAGTATCCGCCGAGCCTGTTCCGCACGGACACGCAGATCGAGCGTCGCCAAATTGCTATCAACCGTAGTCGCCGGGATGCCCGTCGCGCGAGATATTCGGTTGGCCTTTGCCGCTGCATCGGGCGGCGGACTGTTCGCACCAACTGCCAGCACCGCGCGCCGCATCGCCATATCGGCGATTTCCTTGCTGTAATCGTCGGGCATTAGTTCTTCGCCGCTTGGCGCTGGAAATAGATGCGAGCGATGGACTGATCGTCACTCGGCATTTTCGCCGCTTTGAGCTGCGCCCGGATAGCCTCACGTTCGCCGCTCGGCACAGCGATGCCGTTGATCGGTGCGGTGGGATCACGATAGCGCGGAACGGTCTTCTCGCTCGTGCCCCAAATCCAACCGGGCTCAGTGTAGGTGGTATTCATGACGGCATTATCGAAAGCCGTCTTGATCTCCCCATCGGTCGGCTGGCGCTCACCCTTGGTAACCGAGTCCAGGGTGTTCCGCATGATGTTGAATACCTGCATCGAGTCGGTTTTGCGCTGCCTGTACATCTCGTCGGATTCGCCCGCCTTCTTCGCGTTGAACCCCAGGCCGCCGTCGGCGCCGTACATGTTAATGGCGCCGTAAACCCGGCTGTACGCCACACGCTCGGCAGGCTTAGCCAGGAGCTTCGCTTGGGTGGTCGACAGCTCATCGAACTCGCCCGGCGTCATGTATGGCCGGTACTTCCTGAGATCCTCGCGCAGGAAGAGTTCCGGGTTCAGAGCAGCTTCCTGATGTAGCAAGACGACCCTGTCCCCATTGGCTGCTACGGCCTTAGGCTTCGCGTTGCTTTCGGCCTGGGCTTGGAGCGACAGCCTCACTTCGGGAGAGAGTGAATTCCGGACATCCGAGGGAAGCTGGTTGAGCGACGTAAAGCTGTCGCCCAACTTTCCGATCATGTCGTAAGCTCGGTCCTTCGCATCGTCCTGCGCTCGCGCGCGAAGTCGATCGTCGCGCGAAACACGGCGATCCACTTCCTCCCGCGCCATTCGCTTCCGGTCATAGTCCCACGGCTGGCGGTCGATCGCGGCGTAAAGGCCGCCTAAGTCGTCCTTCGCGGGTGCGACGCCTGACTGATCGCCGGCTGGCCGCCCGCCCAGTGCGGCAACGTTGGTATGGACGTAATCGCGCGTCTCCTGCGGCGCGTGCTGGAGCCAATCGCTGCCGTACTTAGCTATCGCGGAATCGAGATGGCCAGGCCCCCAGTTATACGCTGCCCAAGCCTTGGTGGCGTCGCCGCCGTAGCGCTTCACCATCGCCGCCAGATAGTCGTTGCCGACTCGCGTTCGCTCGGCATCACTGTTGTCAGCGGCAGGGCGCACACCAAAACCCGGATCGGTGTTGGTGCCGGGCATAACCTGCATCTTGCCCTGAGCACCGGCGGAGGACGTCACGAGGTTTCCGTTCTTGTCGCGCTCGCGCCCACGGCTCTCAGAGAACGCTGTAATCGCCTGCATCCGAGCCAAGGTTGACCCGTTGGTCGGCGACGCGGGCACAGCCGGCGAAGTTGAGCCAGGCGTCATCGCGCCAGACGCGCCGCCCATCAGGCCATCGACGTCCGCCGACGCCTGTCGCTCCATCAGCGGCTCGAACAGCGCGGCCTCGATCTTCGTGCGATCGGTCGCGGAGAAATCGCCCTTGTTCGCCTCAAAGTACGCCTTCGCCCCGACAGGATCGGCGATCATCTTTTCCGACGTGATGCGCGTGCGGATATTCGAGAGGTAATCCTGTTTCTTGAGCGCAATTGTGGAAGCGTCCCATCCGCTCAGCTTGCCTTCTTCTTCGATCTCCCCGGTGCCGGTTGCGGCAAATGCCTGGAAGCGCGCCGGATCATCGGCATTGAGCACCGCGCTATCCGCCGCTCCCTGCTGGCGGGACTGAGATTGCAGCGTGCCATAGGACGTCAGCTCGCGATCGGAGAACGTGGAAATCTTCGCCAGTTCAGGGCCAACCATGCTGTCGAACGCGTTGCCGAACAGGCGAGCCTGCTGCTTGTTCTTGAGCGCCGCTAGCGCCGTCTCGCGAATCTTAGCGATGGCCTCCGTGGCAGGCTTCTTCGCATCGATCGCCGCCGCGCCCTTCAACGAGAAATACGCATTATCGCCAGTGTAGAGAATGTCCCGGACTTGCTTGTCAGCCGAGTTATAAGCGTCCTTCGCTGCCGCCTCGTTATAGACGACCTGATTACGGGCTTCCTGTTCGGCATAGTCGCCTAGCGCACGCCCGAGCCCTTGAAGGCCAGCGCCGATCCCGCCAGAGGAACCCGCGTCCAGGCTGGCCGGGCGGAACATGGTTTCGTTCGGTTGCGCTAGGCCAACCTGATTTTCGGCGACTGCTACGCGGGGCACTACTTACTGCCCGCCTTGTATTTCGCCATTGACGTCGCGCCGCTCAAGACGGTGCTGGCAACGTCGAATATTCCCTTGGTGACCGCGCCGGACGACGCCTGACGCGCGCCTTGGGCTTCCGCTTTATAGTTGGATGCCTTGATATCGTAGCCACGGATATCGTTGAAACCTTGGCGATAAAGCTGGCCCGCATCCTCCGCCGTCATCATCGCCGTGTCGCGCTGCACATCGAGCGCGCTACCAAATCCAAGGTCGACGCCATTTGCGGCCATCGCGGCGTTTTGTGAGCCCTCAGTCTGTCCCGCCTTGCGATACAGGCGTTGCGCTTCAAGCTGATTATTTAGCTGAGCTTCTTGCGCCTGCTGCGACGTCAATTGGGCGTTTCGATCAGCGATCTTCGCCTGATAGTTGTACGTAGCCGCACTCTGCGCAGCGCTCATCCCGGCGCCAACGGCCGATACGACAGTGGTGGCTGCTGTGAGCGCGAGGACCGGGTTACACATTGCCGCGCTCCTTCCAGAATGTGCGAAAAGGAACGCCGCCGATCATCGTTTCACCCTGTTCGACCACGAACCCCCAGCGTTCGAGCAGCCGGATCGCCCGTGCATTGTCCGCGCTAACTACGTTGCTGGCGTGAGCGATTGAATCGAACATGAGGCGCAACCATTCAGGGCCCAGAGCCAGGAGCGCACGCCCGTGCTGGTAGATTGCATCGGTCCCCAGCATCCAAGGTCGTCCCTCGCTGTCCAGGGCACTGGTTACCACCCAGCCGAACATCGCTTCGGGCACCCCGCGGACAAGCGCGGTAAAGGCTGGACCGGCGATAATACCGTTGCGCAGCGCGTCTCGGGGCCTTTGCCCGAACGCCGCGGCCTCCTGTCGATCCGCATCGCGCATCCGGCTGGCGATCGGCCCAACATGGACGGGCCGGGCCGGCACTACATCAACCGCTAATGACCGGGTCAAGGAATGCGCCTGTCAGGTGAAATGGTCCCGGCGCATCGTGTTTGATGACCACCGTTATCTGCTCACTCACGTGGTTCTCGTTGTCGAAGCGGTAAAACCCGTTCATCAGCGTGTCCGGATCGCCATAGGCCTCATCCGAACGGCTTTTCACGCGATAGAGCTTGTCGATCGACGGGCCGGCGTAGACGTCCATGCTGTCGATCAGCTCCAGCACCGCCTCGCCGACCTGTTGCCGACGTCCGGCTGTCGCGCCGCCCGCAATGATCAGCGGCAGAGTTTCGACCAGCGACGTGTAGCGCAGGCCAACAGTAACCTGCGACGCGGGGCCGAACGCATCAGGCAGGCTGATCTTGCCGTCCGCCACGACGAGGTCGCGGATGATCGCGCCATCGGCCAGCACGTCGACCGACCGGCCTTCGAGGTACGCCAAGCCAGTGAAGTCGGTGCGAGGCTCGTCTACTGCGAAGCTAGTTGCACAATCGAGATAGCAGCTCGATCTGAAATCGCTCCACAGCGACGAGGCCAGGCGCTCGATATAGAGCTTGTCGACGCCGCCGATCGTGCGCCACACTGTGAGGTACAGGCGATCCTCGCCGTTCTCCGTAATCGCGCAGACGCTCTCGACCCGCCCATCGGTTTCCCACAGCGTCCAACCGGATACTTGCTGCTCTTGCTCGAACGTGAAGCAAAGGAGCCTTCCGTCCGAGCGGACGGCGACGATGAGCGCGTCGGGCTCTTGCAAATACGCCCAGCTCTTGATGCCGAAGTTCCGGAAGAAGTGAGGGGAATAGATCGACACGTCTGGCGCGGTGAAACCGTCTTGCTCGAACGAATAGCCGATACTGCGGACGCTCGATCCCTCGTTGGGCCGGTAGAATACGACGTTGTCGACGATCAGCGGCCCAAGGCGGTCAGATCCCCGACCGATCTGGCGGCGTGCGCGCGTCTGGGTCGCGGTCAGGTAGCCGCCATCGGTTGCCCCATCGACCTTGAAAATGGCATCCGATGTCAGCGCCAAAAGGGTTGTGGTTGAGACGAGTTGGTTGATCGAATTGACCCGCCCGGCGACGACGCCGATCGTGATTGCGTCATCGTCTCGAAGCGGCCGAGAGATATCGAAATTCTCGAAATCGGCCGATCTCGACATGAAGATCGCGTTCGGATTGTTCGCAGTGTAACCGAGGATTAGGCGCTGCTCGAAAAGCGTGACGCTACATGGATAATCGCCCGCAGCAGCAAATGGATTGTTGCCGACTGGCGGCCCATTGTCGAGCGCGGGGCCGATGTTGTCGTCAACGAACGACGTGCTGTCGGTCGTGCCGATGTAGCCGTAATCCTGCGTGTTGTTTGACTTGTAGATGCGGTAGCGGTCAGCGCCCGCCACGGCTGTCCAGGAGATCGCGTTATAGTTGCGCTTAAGCGTGAGATCGTTGGTCGCGCTGGCCGCAGCGGACGGACGCGACTCTTGCTCCGTGTCATCCACGATCGCGGTAACGACGTATGATGCCGGCTGGGGGAAGTATGCGTTGCCGGAATTGTCTGCGTCCGTATTCGGAGTGTCCGGCGTGACCGAAAGCCCGGTGGGCGAGGAGACGACGGGGCCGAAAGCTACGGTCACGAACTCCCAATCATCGTGCGCGTGCCGGACCAGCTTCGTGGGCGGATGATCGATGTGCGCCATGTACATGACATCGGCGGTCTGTTCGAAATCGATGTCGTCCAGTTCCACCCCGTTATAGGGCGAGCCAACGCGATAGAGCCGGGCCACTCCCATCAATAGGGCTCCGGGTTCTCTTTGAGGTTGTGGGACAGAACCCATGTGTCGCTATCGATGTGCCGCGCCAGGAACGTGTAGACCCCCGGGATTTCCGCCTTCCACACATCTGCCTCACCGGCAACTTCACCCATCTCGCCGCTATATTTCCAACCGCCGTCGATCCATGAACGGTGTTGTTCGGTCCCATCGGGCAAGCCATTCTTCGACCAAACAGGCTCCCGCTCGATACGAACCCGCGCGATCCGCGCCGCGACCATCTTGCCGGTCTTGGGATCACGGGTCCAAACCCAATCATCCACTTGAACCATGCGGGCGATGCGCTCGCCACCAGGGCCGTCATGGGTACTGTTGGCTAGCCGGATCATCGTGCGATCAGCGGCGACGCAGCCGATATGACCACCGCCACCTCCACCAACTGGCGGAGGAGGTGGCGGGGGAACCGGATCAGGTACAGGCGGCGGTGGCGGGGGCGGAGGCGGAGGCGCGGCGCGGGTTTCGCCGCCGGTCCATCCGGTGAAAGTGACGCCCGTCGTGTTGGCGTTGATCGCAAAATGCCCGTCGTCGATTACGGAGGTGACGGTCCAAACGGTGTTGTTGAGCAGGTCGCCCATCGGGCCATCGCCGCCGGTCAGGTACACGTCATCCCCGACCGAATAGTCATGATAGGCTGCCGCAATGACGGCGTTGGTAGCCGACGAAATGCCCGTTATGGCAACGTCGACCTCCAGCACCATGCCGCCCAAGGCCGCGGGCCGCATGTAGCCTTGCCCCAATTCGAGCGCGTACGCCTGCTCGAACGAGAATTGGAAGGGGATTAAGCGAACCGGCTTGGTCGCATCGTGGACCTCGGCAACGAACCGAGTACCGAGGCGCTTTGCCAGCCCCCCATATTTCCGGACGCGCACGTTGCGGGCTTGTTTGGCCGCTGACGAATAGGCTTGCACGTCGAAACGCGCATACATCTCGGGCGCCACTTCGCCCTTGCTGAAATTTACGTCGGCGAACCTCTGGGCCATCAGCCGTGTCCCGGCCAGCCGCCGCGGACCAGCTCTATTTCGCTGACATATTCCTGTTGAACACGCGGATATCGATTTTGATCGTCGGCCATCGCGACCCGGACAGCGTTATCGGCGAGCGCAATCATGTCGTTGCGCAACTGCCGGTCCTTCTTGATAGGCATTGCGATGCGCGCGGCCAGCATCATGGCCAGGGCGCGACGGAATAGCGGGCGCATGTTCGCCTCCGTCAGCGTCGAAACAGTGTACTCGAGAACTGCCCCGGCGACGTTCGTGTAGATGCTGCCCGCGTCCTCAACATAGGGCAGCGGACCGAGTGCCCGCCAAAGCGGGGCGGTCCACCATCCCCAGACGGGATAACTGTTGTCCGGGCTGGAGCTGAGAGGCGGCAGTATCCGTCGGAAGTTCCCGGCGTCCGCTGGCTTGGCATAGCAATAGGCCCACTCGCCTGGGCGATCATTGATAGTTTCGGCAAGCGTCACTCGCTTGATTGCCGCTCCCCAGTCGTGGAGGGCGAGGAGATCGGCGACGCAGTCATCATAGTGCCGCTTGCAGTGATTAGACGACAGCGAGCCTTCGTCGATCGACGCGATGGTGTCGGCCGCGATCTCGCCCAGCGCGACGTTGCAGGTATCGACGACGGCCATGCCGGTTCGGATAATGCCACGCTGCCACGGCTTGAATCGAATTGGCCGAGTGGTCGCACAATCTTGGCAGATCGGGCCACGAGCTCGGCCCAACAGCCGATATAATGATATGTGCATGTGGCCATCTGTGCCTCTGGTGGCCATACGGATAGCGCCTTGACCGCACCGTCAACGGTTGAGACGAGCTAAACGTTTAAATGACTCGCGCTTCTATCCGTATGCCGCTATAGGTGCCTACCATGACCAACGCCCAAGACATCATCGCAGCGAAACGCGCCGATATCGCGGCGCGGGAGCGAGCACTCGAACTGGACAAGGCAGAGTTGGCCGGCATGGAGAAGATGCTTCATCTTTTCGGGCCCGTTCCACGGGCCATCGTCGGGCCAGTACGGGCTGCGGTTAGGCCTCAATCCTATGGCGGCGGGGATGTCAAACCTGCGGGTGGACGCCAGCGCGGAGCTATCTCGCAGCGATGGCGGCGCGTCTTGGAGCACGTGATCTTGGGTGAAGCCGAATGGGTCGATCCAGTCCGCTATGTGCCCATCATTAAGCGCCTAGAAAATCGTGAGACCACGGCGGCGCAAGTACGTCGAATTCTCGATGGTTATGCTGCCCAAGGCTTTATCGAGGCAAATGACGAAGGGCTCTATCGCGTGACGGAGATGGCACGCGCGAAATTCGGCCTAGGAGAACGAAGCGCATTTGACGCGCTTAACGAGAATGGGGCGGCAGATGCCGCCCCAGACGCCGGAGGGGTTGCAGCCCCTTCATCCGATGACCAGTCCGTTTGGCTAGAAAACCTCAGGACCAGTTGAACCTATGCCTGCGAGGGCAACCGACCGGGGGCGGTTCAGACCCCCGGAGATTTAGGATTTGGCATGGCAGTTAGAGTGTCGGCGGGTGGCGCTTGGCGCTACGTCGCCCTTCTCTTGTTACCTTGACAAACCCGGCCGTGGGGCGGCGCTTCGCGCCGTCTCACGGCTCCTTCGATAACGTTATCGTGTTAACATGTCAAAATAGGAGCCATTCTCATGGCAAAGAAGGTTTCCGGCGGCGGAAAGCCGCCGGTCTCACGCGACAGCGGCAAGACCCCCTCATCAATTGCGGGGCGCGCTCTACGCGGCGAGAAGATTACCGCAGCTGAAACGCGTAAGATCGCGGCGTCGGTCCTCTCGCAGAACCAGAAGCCCTAAAAGTCGATTAGACCTAAAAGGCAGCGCGCAAGCATCAAGCTAAACTGATGCTTGCGCGCTGTGTCTTCGCATAACTCACCGATTTCACTTCTTCGGCTTGGCGGAGGGGTCGACACTCCCTTCCGCCTCGATCTCGACAGAAAGTGCGCTATCCGCTTCCGCCGCTGGTGCGAGCAGACGGCCCGTACCGCTCTGCTGCGTGCCAGGCGGAATGCCCTGCGGTGCAGTCGGGTTCGGTGCGTGCGGCGCGACCGCGCCGACCTCGATCGGCACGATGGCCTCCCCGCCAGTGGGGAAGTGGTCGACGCCCGGCATGTTCGGATCGTCGATCGACTTCACGCCGAGCGCGGTCAGGTTGAGCTTGGTCGCTTCGCCCGGCGAATGAAGGACGCCCCCGTTGAACAACGGCCGATCGCCCGTCACCAGCGCGTCGATAATCTTGTCAGTCATCTCGCGTCACTCCGTTACAGGCCGGTGTTGGCCGTAAAATAGGTGTTGCTGTCGGTATCGAGCACGATGCCGGCGAACACCGCGCCGGCCGAGAACGTGCCGACCGACACGTACTGGATCCCCACATAGCGCTTGCTGGTCTGAGGGATGTGCGTGTCGCGAATCGTGGCTCCTGCTCCAAGGTTGGCGACCGGAACAACGTTACCCGTCGAGATGACGGTCGCGCTGGATAGGTCGCTGTTGGCGCTCTCCACGATGTTCGCCTGGAGGCTGGTGCCGCCGACGAACGCCGTGGTGACGCTCACCTTGACGCGAAGCTCCTTGCCTCGCGAGATATCGCGCGCCGAGCTAGCATCGTACGCATTGGTCGAAAGCTGGGTGCCCGTCGTGATGGCCTGACCATCGCTGAACCGGGTCTGTGCGTCGGTATACATCGTCCTATTCTCCCTTGCCCGGATCAGACCACGCGGGCCTCGTTGACGTTCAGCGCGTCGACACGACGAAGCGGTGTGCCATCGAAGGCCATGACCTTGCGCCCGCCGATTTCCTCCCAGGAGAGGAAGCCGTTCTTGCCCTTGACCAATTGGCGCCGCAGCATCGTCGAGATGGAACGCGGTGCGTAGAAGGCCGCGCGACCGTTGAGGTTCTGGACGCGCTCAGCCGCCTGGATCAGCAAGTCTTGCAGATCGGCGCCGGTCGACATGTCCGCCTTGAGCGCCGCACGGCTGATATTCGCGATGCGGACGACGTAGCGGTAATCCTTGATAGAGAGGCCGCAGTTCCACTGATAGTGGTCGCGGTAGCCCATGTAGGGATTGCCGTTCGGATCGTAGAGCACGGTGCCGCGCGGGAAGCCGTCCGACGCGACGGTGGTGTCCGATGCATCCTCGTGGAATAGGCCAGCCTTCGACCCCTTCGGATAAAGACCGCGGACCTTGTTCTCGTCCCAGACGACGAGCCAGACCGACAGGTTGTCGGTACCGGTGCCGCCGGCATCGATGATCTGATTGGCGGTGGTGGTGTTGCCCGCGATAGCGTTGAAGCGCGGGGCAAAGCCGTTGAACGCCTTCGGGTTGGCCGACGAGTTGCCGTAGAACAGGTACGACGTGAACGTCTGGTTCATCGCTTCGAAGAACGACGCCTGTTCAGAAAGGCGGAACGCGGCGATATCGCCGGACAGGATCGCTTCCTGCCGATCGACTTCCGAGAAGCCCTCCAGCATGGCAGCCGCTTCGTCGAACTGGCTGGTCGTGCTCTTGGAGCGCGGCACACCTTCGTTCAGCGCGCGGAATGCGACGCCGGGGAGGCCCGTGCGGACGGTCGTCCGATCGCCGGTCGGCAGGTTGCCTTCCTTCCAGACGATGTCGTCCAGGACTTCGTTTTCCTGGTTCAGCAATTCCGCGATGCGCGCGATCTTGCCATCGGGGTCCATGCGCTTGGCGATGTCCACCAGCGTGTTAACCGTGCCTCCAACTACCGCCATTTTAGCGCTCCCTCACTCAGCTTTTTGGTGTGTAATCCGGGTAGAAAAGCTCCCGGTCGCTCTTGGGCTTGGCGATATCGCCACCCCCACGTTCAAAGGTGTCCTCGCTCACGCGCTCGCCGATGCGACGAAAAGCGCGGATGAATTCAGGATGATTGCCGAAGCCGCTTTCGTTCAGCGCCTTGCGGAACTCGGAGCCCTTGGGAAAACCAAGCAGGTCGAGCGCCTTGCCCGACAACTGCACGGTCTGATCCCATTTCGCGCCGCCGATCTCGGCATCGCCCTTCGCGTTCTCGGCCCATTCGCGCGTCAGAGCCGAAAATGACTTGGCCTGGTCGATCTGGTGAGCGGCAATCGCCGCCGCCCCCGCGCGATTGGCAAAGTCCGCCGCAACAGGCATCAGCTCCTGCGCCTGCTCATTTGACAGGCCGAGTTTCTGGAAGATGGGCGTCGCCAGCTCGATCGATTCCGGATCGAGCGTCGCGCCTTCCGGCGCAGTCAGCTCGTACTTTTCGGGGGTCGTGACCGTGGTCGTGGCTGCTTCGCTCTCAGGCTTGCCTTCGCCGCCGAGAACAGTGCCCTCGTCATCTGCCGCGGTCGTGTCAGTGGCTTTGGTCGACGTATCGACAGCCGCTTCATCAGCCGGCGCGCTGCTCGTCGTCGTTTCCGTCACTGTCCCCGTATCGGTCGTATCGCCTGCCACTTGCTCTCTCCTGGTCAGAAGTCTGGGCTTCTTCGCGAAGCACGCTCACCAAAGTCATGATGTTGAGAGGGTGCCGCAGCGGTTCGGACAAAGCCGCCTCCGCCTCGCGTAGAAGTTCGAACCCCAGGCTCCTGCGTCCCTCGTTGAAAGCGAGATCACGCCCATCTGACCCATTGGTCCCGTACGCTGTGTGCGACAGAAGCCCGGCGGTTTGAATCGAACGAAATAAGAAGCGCCGAAAGGACGGCAGCTCCATCAGTTGCTTCATGTCGGCGTCGGTCTGGTCGGTCATTTCACCGGCTTCCGCGCGAACCATGCTTGGTTTTGATTGAGGGGCATCACGAGGGATGCGTCAGGCTCCTCCTTCGCGAAATAGGCGCGAAGCTCATCAGCGCTCATGTTCTTGAGGTTTGCGTCGCTGGGGTAGTAGGCCCACTTGCCCTTCGCATCCTGCTCCCACTTGCCGCCGACGCCGTTCGTGGGGTTGCTGTATTTGCTCTCGTCCGAGAAGGTCGGATGGTTCGGCTTCTTGTACGTGTCGGGAAGGTGGCCGTTCTCGGCCTCCTTGGCATTATCCTTCCACGCGCCCCTAAGATCGTAGTCGGCGACGTCGGCGGTCCGTCCATTCGCTTTCGCCCACGCCTCGAATTTCTTCTCGTCCTCTGGGGACAGGCTGGTGTTGAACCACGCCGTGTAATCTTGGCGAGGCATCAGGCTGGCATCACACGATCGAGCAGCGACGTGCCGTGCGCGTCGGCTTCCGAGAGTAACCGAGCCGCGTCAGCGCCCTGTTGCATCGCCGGGGCGGCGGCCGCCATCTGTTGCGCCTGTTGCTGTTGCGCCCGCTGAGCACGGATAGCTTTCACCGCATCGCCCGAGCGGATCAGCTTCTTGGGCATGCCCGCGCGATCGGCATACTCGTTGACCGTTTCGTCGATATCGAGGTTATCGGCCGCCTCAGGGAAGCGGGCCGCCAGGTTACCCACGAACGCCACAGTGCGTTCGATCTGACCGAGCCCAACCATCCGCTGCATCTGGGTCAGGATCGACACGAAATCGATGCGCAGATTGACGCCGTGGAGCTTGTCGGGCGCGGGCGGCAACAGGCCGTTGCGCTGCATGATCCCGAACGTCCGGTCGATGCCGACTTCCAGCTTTTCGGTATTCACCCGCTCGATCACGGGACCGAGCTGGGTCAGCTTCTCTTCGTTGCGGCTGGCGATCTCTTCGACGGTGCGGGGCTGGATGCCCTGCATGTTCGTGATGGCCATGAACAGATCGGCATAAGCGGCGCGATCGACTTGACCGCGGCTGTTCTGGATCTGGGTTTCGATCGCAGCGACCGCTTGATACGGCATGGGGTACGGAACCATCGCCATGCGCTCAGTGATCGCCGGCACCGACACGATGCTGCCCGGCATGCCGGTCAACTGAACCTTGGCGTCAACGACCTTCTCGGGCTTGACTAGCTGGTCGATCGCCTCGTTGCGGCGCCGGTTTTGGGCTTGCAGCTCACGCAGCGACGGGAGCGCGTCCATGCCGGGCGAATAGCCCCACGGGTCGTTGTCGATTGTGTCCCAGCGCGGCGCCCAGAACGGCTGTTCACGATAGCCACTCTCTCGCAGGACGGCATCGTGGTCGCTGCCTTCCTCCCAGTAGACGGACCGCCACGGCATGTTGCGCGAGTCCATCTTGCTGTCGTCGTATTCGGTGCGCGGCTCCAGAGCGTGGAATACCGGGACCATCTGATCGTATTTCGAGCTGTCGTACGCCGCGCGGACGGTCGGCGAGACGGCGTTTCCGAACTTGTCGACCGCCTGCTTCACCGTCATCGGCGAGCGCCGATAGAGCGTGTCCACAGTCAAGGCATTGGAGGTTGCGACCCAGTACGTGCCGGCGGTGAGGGCGTGGCAAACGGCCCCGCGCTCAGCATGCTCCTCCATGAAGCACGCTTCTGTGCCGAACAGGCCTAGCTCAGTGTAGCCGGTCTTTGCGGCGGCGTAGAAGTTCGTCCGCGCCAGGAACGCGTACATCTCGCGTTCCACGTCCGAGAGGTACGCTTTGACCTCGTAATCCTCCATCAGGTCTTCGGAGGTTGCGAGCGTGAACCAGGGGCGCGACGGCGACGACAGCCCGCTCGTCATTCCGCCGGTCAACGTACGGAATGCGTAGATACCGTGCTCATCGAGCATCTTTGGCGAGCGAATGCGCTTGCTATCGCCATTGAGGAACCGCGAGCGCGACGGCGCTGCGTATTTCGCGATGTCCTTCCACTCTGCCTCGAACGGCATGCGCGAGGCCTTCATTTCCACGAGGCGACGGGAGCAGCAGGCGCGGACGCTCTCGGCCATTAGCCGAGGACGCTCGTCGACGTGGTGGAGGGAGCACCTAAGCCCTGGGGATTGGTGAAGACCGACGCGTAAAGCCCGCGACGGCGACGCGCGTTCTGGTCGACGACACCAGCAGTCGCGCCGTTGTCGGGCAGCTTGGTCGGCTGACGCTCCGGGATTGTAGGGACGTCGGGGGTTTTGGGCGTGCTAATGCACATGCGGGCTGCTCCAGTTCCGCAGCCCAGTTATTGGCTAGTTCGCGAGCGTTGAATCGAAGGCTCGCCGGTGCATGAGCCGCTGGGGGATTTGGTGCCTCCACGGCAACTCAACCAGTTCGGACCAATTTCCGAGCAAGGGCCGGATTGACAGGCGCGATCAAGATGGACACGACGCCGTGAGACGGGGGTCGTGATGCAAATCAAAGTGCCGGAGAGCTTGCGTCCGGTTTGGGACTTAGTGGTTCACATCGTCATCGGAGCCATTATGTTGGGCGGTATCTTGGTGGTGGAACTGCTCCTTGCTGGATTCATTAAGCTGATCGGTATGGCACCGTTCGCTCCAACGTGGTTTCCGGCCGCTTCGGAGGTGACCGAGCGAGGCCTATTTGCATTCGACGTGCTAATCGGGTTTCTGTTTCTGCTCACCGAACTCATCAAATTCGGCAAGAGCTCTTGGCGCGAGGTTCGTGATGGTTGATAGCGATAAGCAGGCGCCCCGCGGCCACGAAGGCAGCTTCGTGATTGACGGCAACTACATTAAGCGTGAATTAGCAGAGGGTGCGCGCACCTTCCTTGCGCCGCTGACAGGGCTGTACAAGGCAGTAACGTCGGGCACGGTGCGCTATCCATCCACCTATTCGACGGGCAAGGTGTCTAGCCGCAAGGTTTACGCCCATGTTCGTCGGAAGGCGAAGCCCAAGCGGAAGAGGGCGTAATAACCCGCAAGCCCGTGTCTCAAGGGCGTGAGAGCTTTGGCGCCGGAAGTCAGCGTTACAACCCCTCGTATCGATCAAACCCCTTCGACTTCACATAGCTCGCAGGGTTGAGATACGCCGGCACAGCGCGCGGCTGCACGGGCTCCGCAAAGGTGCAGGCCAGCGCGTCAGCATCGTCCGGCGACGGGAGACCGCGCGCCTTCATATGCTCTTTGCGCTCAAGCTGGATTTGCTGCTCAGCGTTGTACCCGTACTCTCGGCCGGTCAGATCATCGAACACCTGTTGCTCGTCAGGGATCGCGCCGGTGTTGAGCCAGGCCCGCATTGATGACCATATCTCAGCCGACTTGTTCGCGGTCGCGATGCGTACGCCGGCAGCCCATTCCGCCTCTCTGCCCTTCCCGCCGAAATTCACTTCAATCACGTTGGTGAAGCCAAGCTGGCGAAGCCGATCGACGACACCGGCGCCCATCGCGCCTACGTCAACGAAGATCGCGTCCGGATGCCATAGGTTCGCCTGGGTGGCGATATCACCCGCGACCAACATCGTGTCTTGTCCCTGCCACCGCTTCCACGGTCGCGACCGAGCATCCTTCCCGCAGCGGATGGCCAAGGTCGAATGATCGTCGCCGAACCGGGCACAGTCGACCCCGAAGATCACAGGATCGCTCGGCAAGTGCGTCGCAGCCCGTTTCTGTGCCGCCGTCGCCACATCGGACGCGATGAACTGCATCGACGACGCCGCAGGGAACTGCCCCCTGACCCGGACCTTGGCGATATCGCTGTCTTCGCCATAGGTGCGGATGATCTCATCCAGATAAGCCTTGTTTGTGCCCTCCACTTCGCGGCTGTCGAGCTGCATCACGGCCCACAGATTGCGATAGCGCCCGAAGCACTCGCGAAACTTGCCCGTGTTCTTCGTCGGGTTCCCGAACGCCAGCCAGATGATGATCGTGTCTTCGTCGGTCAGGGCGCCCAACGTCACTTCCCACACACGATCGTCGATGCCGCTGGCTTCGTCATAGATCACGACGATGATCCGGCCCTGATTGTGCAGGCCGGCGAACGCTTCGAGATTGTTCGCGCTCCACGTCACCAGATCGGCGCGCCAATTCTTCTCATGGCCCGGCGCAGTGGAAACGATGGACGTCGCATTACACTTGGTCATCTCGGCCGTAAGCGCCATCCCGCACCACTTCGCCAGCTCGGGGCCGGTCTTGGTAAGCAACTGGCTTTCGGTGTTCGCGGTGATGACGACGCGGGCATCAGCGAAGCAGTCCATAGCCCACTTGGCGATGATGGATATTTCTGCGGACTTCCCGACGCCGTGGCCAGATGCGACCGCGAGCCGGATCGGATGATACCGCGTCGCTGGGTTTCGCAGGCGCGATCCAATGTAGTCGAGACATTCGCCCTGCCACTCCCGCAGCCCAGGCGCCGGCAGGATGGGCGATCCCCAAGGGAAGATATATTCGGCATAGCCGCGAGGGTCATATTTGAACCCTTGCAGGCGCTTCACCAGAAGCTCTTGAGCCTCAATCTCGGCCTGATCCATACCGGCTTTCTGCCGCTGCCACACGCTCGGCAAGCGATCCCCTTACGTTGACGTCCAATTGATCCTTGAACATGCCCAGGTGACGGCCGATCGCGACCAGCGCGGCTTGCTTGTCGTGCAGCTTCACCTTGAGCGCGCCGTCTTTCGTCTGGCTGATCTCGGAAATCGCGGCGGCGGTATCGTCGTCAAGTTGCCCGCTGTCGAACAGCGTGACGAGGTTAGCGACGCTGATCTGGACGTCGCCTGTTTCCTCGCTCTTGCTCTCGTCCATCTGGGGATCATTGCCCGTCCATTTCAGCAGACGGCGCATGTCCGCGAAGCCAATCTTGGCCAGCTCTTGCAGCACGCGATCAGCGGTGATTTCGGTGCGCTCGGACCGCCGTTGCTGAGCAGCGCCAATCGCTGCGGCGACCTTAGGGTTGTTTAGGAGCTTATGCCCTTCAACACCGCACACGTTGTCGTTGCCCGAATAGCCAGCCGCTCGGTATGCGCGGGTGGCATTCAGGTCGATGAGGTATTCCTGGACGAAGCGCTGTTGCTTGGGCGTCATGCGGCAACCTGCCCCACGAGAGACAGGACGCCGCCGTCCCCTTCCCGGCCGTCACAATATTCAACGACGATGGCGCCGCCGCTGTATGGGTCACGCTCGCAGGCAGCCGCCACGGCCCTGGCTGGCGGTGCACCAGTGGCCATCGCGCCGTAGGCATAGTCTTGACCCGTCCCGCAGGCGCATGGAGCCGGCGTGCGGATCTCGCGCCCCTTGTGGTCAACCCAGTCCACCGTTCCGTCTGGGTTGAGGATCAGGCCGACGAAGCGGTCCGACGAGATCGGGCAGTCGCCGCCCTTGTCATTTTCCAGCCAATCGATCCACGCACGCACATCGAAGCTGTTGCCCGCCCCACCAACGATACGCCCATCCTTCAACCGAAACACCTTGCGGCGCTCCTTGTCGACGATCGTATCCGTATGATCGAGACATAGGCCATCGCCGGCCATGCTCTTTCCGTCCGTGGCAATCGTAGTCATTGACGCCCCCTACCCGGCAAGCGCGGCACGGTGAATCGAACCACGTGCGCGCCAATGGGGAAGCGTCTCGGTAGAGCGCGCCGTGCTCTTTCCTGTCGCAGAAACCCTGACGACGCGACTCCGCTGATAGCGGATGACGCTAATCTTCCCGAAGGCCTCAAGCTGGCGGACGTGATAGACCAATGTCGACAACGACGCGTGGCCGGTCAGTTCGGCCAGTATCTCACTGCTCGGACAGATATCGTCACGCTCGGCCGCGCGCGAGATCGCTTCCAGAATAATCCGTCGCGATTCCAGCGGACCAGCCCTGTGGTCCGCTTGAAGGTCCATCATGTATGCCGGGACCGGCTTCGGCGTGTTAAATCTAGGTTCCATTGTGCGCCCCGCTCATTGGCGGCGCCGGCCATTTGTTCAGACCGACGCCGCTCAGATCAATTGTTCCTACCAGTGGTGGCGAGCCTCATCCGAAGACCGCCCCCATTTCTTCTAGCCAAGCGTTCGCGCTCTGATCCGGGATCAGGTCGACAAGGCGAAACCCGTCATTGCCGATCACTTCATCAATCGACCTGGGACCGTAACGACTGGCGAACATGCCGAAGGCGGCTTTGACGTAGCGCGATACCTCCGCTTCAATCCGGTCCTCGCGCAGCTTTCCTTCGATAATCGCGAGCGTCATTTCGCTAACGACTTCATCGACAATGTCGGGCGCGAGCCCCCAGCCGATCGCCTCTCGGATTCGGATCATCGTCGGGTGACGACGCATGGGAGGAAACGCCTTGGCCGCTGGTCGCGCCTTCTTCGGGCGCGGCGGGCGCTTAATCCCCCGTTTCCGCCACCACCTGGATATCGCTTCGGCTGAAACTCCTTGCGATGCCGCGATCTCTCGCGTCGGCACGGCGGCCAAGACTTGGCGGGCTCGCTCTTGCCGAACATCAGCTTTGAGATGGACGGCATCGGGGCGGTTGGTCGGCAGATTGTGCGTCACGCGCCAAAGACGGATCGCCACACGATGAACGCCAGCGTGGCGCGCAATCTCGGGGTCGGACGCGCCTTGGCGATAGAGCGCCAGACGCTGTTCGTGATGTTCGGGTGCAAGGTGCCTCATTATGCTGCCTCCTGATAAATCTGGCTGCGCCACACGGCGCGCGGCGCTGCGTGCGCGGGCGGCACGCGGGTATTCTGATAACGCGACACAACGATCAGTTTGGCCTTCGCGGCCCGCAGCGTAACGGCGCCCCAAGCCCGGCCATCAGGTGGCGGGGGCAAACCTGCCTCAGTCGCCCAGACCCGAACTTCCTCGGTCATGAATTCGAAGTGCGTCAGCGCATAGCCTTCGAGCATTTCGAATGCCCGGTCACTCCAACCGGGATCTACTCGATCGGCATGGTCGACAGCTTGCTTGATCCCGATACCAGCGGCTTCGGCGGCGGGGCCGGACGCGGCCGAGTAACTGAATAGATCATCGCTCATGATCAATTTCCTTTCAGGGGCGCGAGGGATTGGGTCAGTTCGTCGGGTTGGGCATCAGCCCAGTCGGTGCCGACGACTGGGGGAATGTGGACACCGACCACCTCTGGCCCGCCGGGCGTCATCTTCGCGCGCCGCGCCAACTCGAATGCAGCAGCTTGCCCAACGAAATTGGCGTCGTTGTCGCCGAAAACATGCAGTTCGCGGACACCATCCGGGATGGCGAATTTCTTGAGCTTGCCGGCATCGATCAGCGACCAGCACATGATCCCGAACCGCTGTTTCACTGCCAGCGCGGTTTCGAGCCCTTCCGCAACGCCCAGCCGCCCATCGTGCTTCCCAAGCCTAATCGCGGCGTCGTCCGGGAGCGTTCCCGGCATCATCTTGCGCGGTTCTTCAATCGCCGACTTCCGACCGTTCTCGAGAAAGGTCCGATGAACGTTGATGTGATTGCCCTGACTATCAGTCACCAACGCGAGCAGTGCCGGCAATGATCGGCGGGTCGGGTGGCCAACAACATGCGCAGCCGGATGAAAGCGCAGCGCTGTGGGATATTCGCCGCTCAATCCACGTAGCGCCAGGTACGTGCCCGCATCATCCCGGAACACCGGGGAGGCCTGCGCCCATAGTGCGCCCGCATTCCGTTGCTGCCGATCGCGGTCGGGAGCAACGCGTGGCTCGTCTGCGGACGTCTCGCCAAGTCGCTGCCGAATGTCAGCCGCAACCTCAGCGAACGACCGGCCCGTCTTGAGCATGACGAGCTTGACCCCGTCACCGGCGCCGCAGTTACCGCTGCATATGAACGTGCCCCGGCCTTCCTTGTCGTCAAACCGGAAGCGGTCCTTACCCTCACAGATCGGGCATGGCCCGTGCTTGCCAGTAAGGAAGCCGTCGCCGATTCCGTACATTGGGAGGATCGAGCGCCAGCGGTTTTGGGTCTGTGATGATAGTTCAGGCTTCATGCCGCCTGTTTCTCCCTGCCTTTGACGTATCGAATGGTGTGGCCGCGCACGAAGTTGAGCACTTCCTGAGAAGGCGGCTTGCTGGCGGACTCGTCGATGCCCCTGGGCCAGACGCCGAACCGCTTGCGGTAGGTGTTGGCTACCCAGCCGGCGGCGTAGTTGCGGCCCCGTTGGATCGACCGCAGCATCGCGTGCCAATCCTGCTTCTCTTCCAGTGTCGCGCGCTTTTTGGTTTTGGTGATCTCGACCAGGAAGCCATCAGCTTCTTCGACGTCGGATTGCTTTTCAGGCTTGAACCCGCATGCCGGACATTGATGGACCTTGGCCGGTTTCAGGTAGGAACAGGCCGAGCACTCCTTGGGCAGCGGCGCCTCGTTGACGCGCTTTGCCCGCTCGCCCTTCTCGGCCTTGCATAGCTCTTCGTGCCGGATGTCGGTTGGGAACCCCATGCGCAGGGTGTTGTCTGCGTGATCGAGGATGACGCAGTCGGGGATGCCATCGTTCACCCGCAGGCCGCGCCCCACCATCTGGACGAACAGCATTTCCGACTTCGTCGGCCTCGCCAGAATGATGCAGCCTAGCGCCCAGTCGACGCCCTTCGTCAGGCATCCGACGTTGGCAACGCCCTTGATCTCACCACGATCGAGTTGATCGCGGATAAGCTTGCGCTCCGTTCGGTCCGTGTAGGCGTCGATGTAACCCCACGGTATCCCGGCCTCGATAAAGCGGGTCTTGACCTTTTTGGCGTGCGCGCGATCGACGCAGAACGCGACGGTCGGGCGGTTATCGCCCAGGGATTTCCATGTTCGGACAATGTCCGCGATCAGCTTGGCGTCGCTCATCACGTCCGCGAGCTGGCCTTCGTGGTAATCGCCGCGGTCGATTTTGACGCCCGACAAATCGGGATGCGCAGAGGCGAACACCCGGAACGGCGAAAGCAATTTCAGGTCGATCAGCTCACGCATTGTGATGGGCGTGACCTTTTCCTCATAGGTCAGGCCCAGACCTTTCGCCCACGGCGTCGCCGACAGCCCGATGAAGGGAGTGTCAGCCCATTCGCCGCTCTGCATGATCCCGGTCAGCCATGCGTCTTGGCAGTGCGCTTCATCGACAATGACCAGCCCAATGCCGGCAGGCATGCCGCGCCGTCGAAGCGTTTGCACCGATGCCACCTGAATAGGCTTCGACCAGTCTGTCATCGGATGATCGGCCTGGATCACCCCGATCCCGGTCAATCCCTCCCTGTAGAGGGCTTCCACCGTCTGATCGATCAGGCTGATCGCATCGACGATGAACAGGCAGCGGATGCCTTTCAATCGCGCCGCTTCGATCATGATCGCGGCAATGAAAGTCTTGCCCGCGCCAGTGGCGAGTTCGAGTATCAGCCGGCGCTTGCCGCGACGATACCCGTCGCGCAGCAGCGCCACCGCTTTGGTTTGATGCTCGCGGGGGTCGCGCATCATCCGCGCGCACTCCCTAACTCAATAACATGAGCGCTGTTATGGCTAGGACCCTTATCTAGACCTTCACCTTTAGCTTGCGATCCAGCGGGGAGTCCGTCTGGGTTTCCTTGTGGGATCGCCCGAGCATTCCTTGCGGGATCGCTGCGGGAAGTTTTGAGCTTCGCCAGAATCGGCGAGTCCGGGGCCAATCGGGCCAGCGCAGCGGCGGCCTCTTCTAATTGCCGTTGAATATCGGCGGCATCAATTTCTCGGCCCCAGCGGGCCGCGTTACCTAACGCGCTGCGGGCTCGACTGGTAAGGCGACCGATCCAGGCACCCAGTACCTTTTCGGCCGTGACAGGGTGGTAGTACCGGCCATCGGCGCAAAGCTCCCAGCCGCGCAGCACGGTCTCGGCCGAAGCGGACCAGCGCTCGTTCGGTATCCGGGCCTTGAATGCCAGGACGCGCGGATCATCCGGCAGCGATCCCGCAGGGACTTCTTCGTACGCAGCGAGATAAAGCAGGATTGCGCCGCGAAACTCCTCAGCCGAAGCCACCGCCGCCAGCGTACTGGTCGACAACGTGCGATCGAGAAGCACGCCGGGGAGATCGCGCAGATCGCAGTCGGCAGGGACCATCGGTTCCCGCGCCGCTGCTTTGCGCCTGCCCAAAGATTGCCCGCCTCGCGCCATCTCGCTCAGCAGGCCTCAGTGCGTGGCTGCCAACGAACGAACAGGTCGTGGAAGCGGCTTTCCGCGACTGCATACTGGTTGATCCAGGCGCAGTCCCAGAACAAGCGAGGCTCGGCCAACCCCTGCCGCACAAGCAGGCGAAACGCGTTCCACGCTTCCTCTACCTCTTGGCCGTTCGGCCGCAGGTGTCCGACTGCACCCATTACGCTGCCTCGGCGCTAAAAGCCTTGGTCAGGTCAGACTTGCGATAGAAGAGGCGGCGCCCCTTCCGGATGACAGGCAAATGGCCCGCCTCGGTCATCCGATAAACCGCACGCGGTCCACCGCGCAGCTTGAGGAAGGCAGCAGCGCCCTGGGCGCCTTCCAGCAGGTCGTCAGAAAGCTCTTGCATGTTGCATCCTATTCCGTCTATTACCGTTCTGTGCTTCCAAAGGCGGCTTGAGAAAGCGGCAACCGTTCTTCTGCCAGAATGTGCCGTTGGGCGCAAGCCCCACGCGTGGAACGATTTGAGAACGCCGCGCGCGCGGCGGCTAGGAAGGGACTATGACTGAGTTCAATTTCAGCCAGGTCGACGCAGTGTTGTCTGCCTTAAACGGCATCGCGATCGACAAGCGGATTGCTTTCATGGGAAGGCTTAAGTTCCTGCTTAAGAACGGACTTCCTACCGGAGAGCGACCGGGCAAGGGTAAGGCGGCGTCCTACTCCTTTTGTGACCTGATGCAGCTCGCCATTGCGGTTGAGTTGATGCAGGCAGGTATGGATCAAAAGCGTGCCGCGTCACTCGTGAAGCACAACTGGTCTGCGCTGCGCTCGACCGTCTATCTCAGCACTTTCACCCAAGCGGAGAGAGTAGAGGCAGCGTCCGAAGGCTATGGAGCCGACGAATTTACCGAGGGCACCGATTGGCTCTGGATGATTGACCTAGAGGCTCTCGCTGAACTCACCGCGCATGGTGTTAGCGAGTACGACGACTACGAAGCGATCCGCCCGGTTCCGGCTGCCGACGCCTCAAAGCACCTTTCGGTTGCAGGGTCGGTATTGAGCAAGCGCAAGCGAACCCTGTTCATTTATGGCGGGTCGCTGACGCAGTACGCAGTCCACCTGATCGCCTTCCAATTGAAATTCGCCAGCGTCGCAGAATTGCGCGATGATCTTCTGGCCGAAGAGGATGAACTGCGCCGCAGCATCGAGGGTCTGGACGATAAGCTGCGCGAATTTCGGGCGAACCTTACTGACGAGAAGCGTGCGGAAATTGCCCAAGCCTTTCGCGATGCCGACAGGGCGGATTACTCCACGAACCCGCCCACTTCGTCTGCGGCGCTAGAAGCAAGGGCGCGTGAAATGATGCCCCGCCTATCCCCCACGGCGCGGGCGATGATCGATGAATATAGCAGCACGTTCGTTCGCAACGGTGTCGTTCACTTCCTAATTGACACCGACGCCAAGCGCGAGGGGATGCACGAGCTAATAGATTTTGGTGTCTTTGAAGCCTTCGAGACGACCGACGATCTGTCGGCGTTCAGTTTCGAACTCTCACCATTCGGGCAAGCCGCTCTGCGTATTGCTGCCGAAGTTCCCGGAGGATCGGATGTCGATCAGGAAGCGTGA